CCACACACTGTTTCCTTCCAAGACCAAACCCAGATTAAAACCTGGATTTATACTTTGCCACAGACGACCAACACTTAAACTTATGCTCGTACACATTGGGGGATGATATACTGTTCAAAAGGGCGTTGTAGTTGTTGATCACTTCCTCATTAGACATCGAATACTTGTGACCCACAGCTACTGCCATTTGGTTGAAATCGTACCAAGCCGTCGGTTTAATTGGTAAATCATTATCTGCCACGAATTGAGCCACGTCCGTTGTGAGCCCTAGAGACATTAAGTAACTCAAGCTCCTGGTCACCATGTTAATGTGGTTGGGGTCAGATTCCCCGTTTGTGACTTCAAATCTGTGTCTCATTCTCACCACGTCTGGCCCTATTTCCACTCGCCCGTGACCAACTGGGTAAATGATCATGCCACAATAACTTGCATAATTGTTCCTCAATTCATTTTTGGAAGACATGTTGAAACTGGTGGCTATAAATTGTTTTAAGCCACTTGTCTCCGGTCTGTCTGAGAACATACCGCAACTGTCGTCTCCGAGCATCACCAACATTCTCAAGTTGTGCCTGTTTAACTTATAAAATCTTGCATGTACCTGCATGTTGGTTATAAAGTTACCCAGAGCGGTGGTGGCTTGGCCTGTCAATCTCATGCTTTCACCTGTGCCTCTGTAGAGGTTGGACTTGAACCTCCAGGTTTGGTGCATGGAAGCCCAACTCAACAATGCTGCTGGGTGCACCCCTAACAACCTGTACATCTCCATCTCAACTTCGATGATGTGTTTGTCTGTCTGTCTGTCTTGTTTGGCCAGGTCGTTCTCAAAAAACCAGCGTACCTCCGTCTTGGATCTGATCACTGCGTTGATTTGAGATGGGGTGAGCCCGTCTGTGTAAAGCACATTGTCCCTTAATATGGACTTTAGTCTATCCTTAGCTTTTTTAAAAATGTTAGAGTACAAAGCGCAAACTGACTTTCTTTGCCAGACTATGATTCTAGCCTGTTGTTGTCTCCAATTGCCAATGGGTTCATCCTTCAGGAGGGACTCCATTTTCAAATGAATGTTGACGTCACTCAGGGGTCTATTTAGAATTTCCTCCGACAGTAACTTTATGGTGTTCTTAAGCACTAGGGGCGCTGTTTTGCTTTGCTTTATCCATGATTTGACGTCTTGCGTTGTAAACGTCAACGGAGACCTTTGGAACTCCTTAAATGCTAAATCGACAGTGGGTAATAGGTATGCCTCCTTAATGTCATTTATCACCATGGCAACGGACGGGGTAGCAGATACTGTTCTTATGTCAAGAACTGACTTCAACCTACCAACTATGCTCCTCCCTTCCTCAAAAGTTGCTGTTGTAAATACGGGTCTAGCTCTTTCAGGGTATTTTGTCATGCAATACTTTATAACTTCCTTGACTTTCTCAGGATGTTCCTTGCACCTAATATAGCTGTGGTTAAAAGGGGCATATATGGCCAGCCAATCGGTCAAGTCTTTGTCCTCCCACATGTCTATTGTTTCTGCTGCCACCCATTCCGGTACCACCTCCAGCGTGCTTCCTGTAACTGTGGGATGTTCTATGTCTGTAGTGCAAGAAAATAACTTGTTGAGGTGTCCCTCCAAGTCTCGTAAGTATGGGGTGTCTGAGGTTAGGAGCTCACCTGTTAGATTGCAGTGCTCCAACGCGGTCACGTCTCTAAGTCTCTCCAAATCTTGTTCACTTAGTTCCTCTGCACTAGCTGTGGCAGCGGCCATGACTTTCAGACCCCATTTGTTATTCGGTATAACCTCACCATCCAGGTTCAATTCGTAATTCTGTGGCTCTAGAGTCTCCAGCTGATCGTACTCTGGGCCTTTGTGCAATACTGGCTTGTTCATCCGGAGAGCACCACCCATCATGGGTATTCCGCATCTGCATGGTAGGAGGATGTGCTCAAACACGGTCGCCATGCCCTCGCCTTGTTTCATTATTTTCATGGTGGGACTGAATTCTGTACGTTGTTCTCCAATTGCGGAGTTGAATGCTCCCGGCAGCCATTCTAATTTTGAGGTGTCACCCCCGCACTTTTGAGCCAGCCATTGCAAATCCCCAGGGGAGGCGTTTTCTATGAACCAGGTACTTGGCGATTTAGGACCGACCTCTTTAGTTTTCAAGGTCAAACGGTTGCCCACCACTGTTGTCACAGCCTGGTAATGTACTAGTTGAGTGTTTGGAGTGTTGTCCACTGCCACAAAGTTTCTGCCATGGAGTGACACTTTCCCTGGGTTTAGAGTCTTTGCCATCTCATAGATCCAATATGTGCAACGATCGTTTGAACAGGGGTAAATGGTCACTGGTCTCATTATGTAACCATGTAGGTTGATGTGGTTGGGTTGCGATTGCAATAACTCAGTGACCCAATTTTTTGTGACTGGCTTGCCGGCCCACTTCACCCTGGATATGTTGTTCTTGATGTTTTCCATCACCCACGGTTCCTCAGACACTGGAATGAGGTCAGTTACTACTAAGTTGACCTGGTTCTGCACAGTCATCAGTGTTGGGTAAACACTCTCTTGGTCACTTAGCGTTTTCAGTCTGCAGCTCGTGGATTCGTTCACCGAGTACGTGGGCAATTTGGTATCCCATTCGATTTTCACTTCTTTTGTAGAGTCTCCCAATGATAGTCTTCTGGGATTAATTGGTGACCCTCCAGGCGCCTTAGTGATAAGTTTTGCGGGGACAGGAGAGGGCGATCTCTGATCAGTATCGACAACATCTGATGGTTTTGGTTTTGCAGTTGGGTCGGTTGAGTTGTTGACCAATACCACATCGTAACTGCCCAAGTAAACACCTACCCCATATTTTGTCTTTACTGCTAGATAATATAAATTGGAATCAGAACTTTTCCACCACGAATCAATAGGCTCTATGTCTTCATCGATCGCCCAGATAGGGGTGGAGGTGTTCAGTAATTCATGGTCCAGCCAAGTGTCCATCGCAGTGCTGTGCATCATCCTCAGCATTTTCTCTGATTGTAGTCCCAGATCTGGCTCATCCTCGTACCCCTTCTTGTTCCCTAAGTCATCTAGTCCCATCACCATAGCTGCCACCTGGTCATTCAGGGGGTTGACATAGTAACAGGTGGTGCCTTCTCTTTCAGTCCTGCTATCATACAAGCAATTCATGGCAAAGAACCACTTGGCTAAGTTGGTGGTGGTGAATTCAATAGCTTTCATCAAACTACCATTGTGGTAGCACAACCGATCCTGTGGTTCGTTAAACGAGTCGTGCATATCTTGCAAGATCTCCGGAGTGACGGGTTCTCCCAGCCACCGCAGTTCTGTAGCTGATTCTAGGAATTTTTTCTCGTTACCCCAGTGATGCTCTCTGTTATCGTACTCCCTGATGAGCAAGCAATTTATGTTGCTAGCTACGGCAGCCAATGCATTTGTGTAACCTAGTGCTCGGTGAACATTACAATAAGATCTAGTCTTCTCATTTAGACAGACTAAATCTGGAGACGTCTTACTCAACAACTTCCGTACACTCTTCTTTAACCTAATGCTGGTGTGCATCTTCTCCAGGATAAGTGACCTAGAGTTGACTTGGGCTTCGGTTAGTAAGTGTGTGCAGCCCTCCGACTGAACCACCAATGCCAGGCTATTTTGCTCTCCCAACACTTTAATGATTTCCAAATTGATCAGAGACCTCTGTTCTGGTAGGACCAAACTCTTAGGTCCTTGGTGACATTCAACTACCAACCAGCTTTCCCTTGTTCTCTTGTGGAGATGTGATAGGTTGACCCCCACTACTCTGGCCTTCAAATCACTGTAAGTCCTCTTGTTTATCAATTGGCTCCAGATTTGGTAATTAGATAACTGGTGCAAGAGTACATCCATGTTATCACTGAAGTTGCCTTCCAACTCATAATCAAACAACTGGCTTAAATTTGGCAAGTCCCTCGTGATTTGAGACTCTTGGGGTTCCAAATCTATGTACTTGACTGAAGGGACGGTCGCATGGTCCATAAACTGCCCCTCCTGCACTTCCAAAATGACTGTGGGCCAAGTGTGGCAGCCCTTGTACGCCACAACGTGTCTTTGTGGGTTAGTCAACAGTAGTAAGTTGTGACTCATGGACAACAACCCCTCAATCAATTGTTTTCTGGTTACACTTTCTCCCGACAAACATGCACCTTGATTAGATGGCCTCAATTCCACTTGCTGCATTAATGATGGCCAACTATGGAGCAAGCACTTGCTAACGCAAAAACCATTGACATTTGGGTTGTACAAAGTTCCCATGTGCTGCAGTTTCACAAAGCTGACACCTATCGGTACATCCGCTAATGGGTTGTCCACAGAGTTCTTGGTTTTTCTTTTTGGGAACTTCAATTCTCTGGTCACCACTTCAGTCGGGGTGCTGAAAGTGTCAACCAAAACCCTCCTGAGTAAGTCCTTGTCCTGAATAAAATTCAACTTTTCCACGTTACTTTTTATTTTTACATAAGAAAGATCTAACCTGATCAAGGTTTCTTCAATTTCAGAGTCGGTAAATCCCTTGTAGATAGAGCAACCTAGTTCTGACTTGTTGACTGCGTTAGCCCAAATGTATTGGTCTCCAAACTGAGGCATCACCACGACAGGTAGTTTATTTTTCAATGCAGCATGTACCGTTCCGCTACCGCCGTGACAAACCAGCAAATGGACTAAAGGGGCCACCTTTGTGTAATCAATGGCGGTTACTATTAAATAACTACCAGGTTCTGACTCCAGGTGACTCTCACACAATCTGGCCATCTGGTTTGGATCAAACTTGTATGAGTTAATGATCAAACTCCAACCCAACTTTATCAGGTACCTCGCTGCTCTCAATAACGTTAGGGCAGTTTCAATATTCGTGATCGACCCCATGGTAAGTATCGCCTTCCTCCTCTTGTCGCAGTTAATAAAGTTCATTAATTCAACCGAGGTGGTGACCCTGAGTGAATTCAACTCATGGCCCACATAATGGCAGGGGTCCTTTATAGTGTAAGATAGGCCCTCCAACACACAAGGTTCAAATGTGCATATGACACCTCTATAATCTGTCTTCTTGGTCTCCAGAGTCTTGTCTCTAAGGGTTCTGGCGTTCTTCAAGTCTATGTTAGCTAAGTGGGCATTCTTCAAGGCATGCCCCACTTCCCCGAATATTATATCCATATGTGAAAACAATTCCTTGCCATCGTCAAAAATGGGTACCATTGGGAAAGGCATGAACACCCATGTAGGACAAGAATGCTTTTGCATCAATTGTAGTTTCATGGGCGTTATCTCAGAGGTGAGTAGACCGACCACATTGTGCAGATCTAATTCTAATAGTGATAACACACCTTTTGACAAATCCCTGTAATGTTTGGTGCCGGACTCTATATTTCGCAATGGATCATTCAAAATCCTATTTGCTTGTTCAGTTAGGTTTTTCGAGTTGGTAGGCATAGGAATGATATGGTCAGCCCCTATTTGATTCCCGAGGTCATAATGAGTGCAAAGAATCACTTCAAAACCCATTTGTTTTAGTATTGGCACAGCTGGTGTGTACGGCATGATGTCCCCTGTAGAACCAATGGTAACTATTAGAATTTTGGGCTTTGGGGCATCGTTGATCCTCTTGACCAGAGGAATCAAATTTAAGTGTAATGGTATGTGTGTAGTTAGCCTGGTGGTACCTTCAAGCATGTTCCAGTGTGCTGTAGCGTTGGCTTCAGATGCCAACTTGATTCCTGAAACTTTGTAGAGCTCAGGGTTATTAGATATGATCTCCTCGAGGGCTTCGTAAGTTTTTTCATTCATCCGGTTCACCTTGTAGTTAGCTCCCACCACTTCCTGCACGGTTAGGTCTAGCAAACACTTAGTAACCTCTGCTAAAGTCTTGTTAGCCAACGTATGGGAGAATACTTCTGTGCTCTCCTTACTTTCGAATGCTAATATGGACCTAGCATGCTTTGTAATGAACAGACTCAAAAACATGGTGGTTTTAAATGAGTTGACTAGTGACCTATCGATATCCCTAGATATCGCTTTGACTGCCTTGGAAGGGAACTGATCAACCATCAGCTGGATTAATTCAAATTCGTCCGATGGTAGGACCACGCTAAGGTCGTCCAAAGCTAACTTTAACTCTGCACTGGATCTTTTCCCGAACATTAGAGCACAGTTAACTATTGTGCTGCCAGATCTTCCTTTAGTCCCAGACACTGCCAGGGAATAGGGTGAGGCCTCAAACCAGCTCCACTCCTTGGTCAAATCCCCTGTAATAATCACGCTGGGATTGAACCAGATCCCACCAAACTCGTCTAACACTGACAACTTAACCCATTCTGAGAAATCGACCGGGTGCAATTCGGTATCTCCCAATTGCGGCCAGCGGTTTGCGGGTAGACCGTGATGCAGAATAACTCTCATACCCTTGTTGACCCAAGACAGTATGCATTCTATTGTCACCACATCCAGGTCTTCGTAGTTCCAGAATGTGTGCGCGTATGGACCCGTTTCTGGACCCCTCAAGTGCACGGAGTGCTCTGTAGTTTTGCATACTATAGAGCCTATGCTGTCCCTTAATTTCTCGAACGGACCCAAGTCACTCGCATTAGGGAAAATGGGTCCTTGTGGTGGTAGTTGTGCAGCACTAAAAGCTACTTCTATGGGATCTTTTTCCACTTTGGGTTGAGTTGGTTTTTCTTTCTCGCCTTGTGAGTACTCAAGTAATGTTCCCATAT